AATCCTTGGTTTGATTGTCTAAATCCAAAACTCTTTAAGATAGAACACTCACCAATATTTGGTCCATATATGACAAAAGATTATGGGACCATTAACAAATACTCAAAATCGAAAGTGGATGTTGAAAATAATCCAATATATCTCTGCTTAAATTTATATTGCACTTGCGAATTGTATGAAAGTTCTAATTGGTATAAGTTTAAGAAATTCGTTTGCTTAGAAAAATAAAGGGGCCGCTGGCCCCTATTTCTTTATTTGTAATAACATTTTCTGAAGTGCGTTAAATAGATTCTTCTCATTAGAGAATTGTTCATAATTCATCATTAATTCTAAATCGTTATCTAACTCGGAATTAGTATTTGTCATAATCAATAAAGACTCATATTCTTCATATCCTTCCGTGTCAACATAAACAGATTCGACGGATTCAACTCCATCTGGAGTCATAAACACTGCAGACAATTCATCAGGATTTTCTGGAATAGAAGTAAGTTTATCTGACAAAGAAATAGATTCTATAAAATCATCTTTTGTTCTTTGTAACTCTTTGGATACAAATAATCTGACGCCAAGTATTGCCCAAATCTTGATTCCTTCTCTTCCATATAAATTCTTCCACATCTTTCTTGCACCAGCAGATTGAGTATCTAATGCTGCAAGATTGATTCCCCTCTTTATCAATCCCATATATGTTGCAGGCATAATTCCTTTTCCAATATATTCTGTTTTCAAATATGAATTGATGATCTCATAAAAATCATATCCGTACCGATTATATATTGGTCTCTTGTATAGATGCAACATACCAATACATCTTGGGGTCTTGTTGACCATAACCCAATTAGTTATGTATGTTACTGGCCCCTTTGTAAAATATCTGACTTCTATAATAATATCATCTTTTGTTTTAAACAAAAGAGGCTTGTCAAATTCACTATATATTGTTGCATATTCTTGTGAACTTGGAAAATCTCGTGTTGATTTAGCGAAATCTTTCGTGATTGAAAGATTTCGCTGTAATTCTACTATATGATTAGAAAATTCTTTAAATAACATACATATATTTATTAGAATTTGAAATTATCGAAGTTCTTCTTATATTTCGAAGAACCATATCCTGAATCAAATTCACCATAATTATTATCCTGATAAGGATCTTGAATACCACCTTCTCCATCAATCTGAATATCACCGATATCAAATAATCTCATCTTAGATCTATCAATACCAACCAAGAATTTCTTATTCTTAGTCACATCATTATATCTATTCTTCAACTGTTTAATCATCAACTGACCAAGTTTTTCTAATTCTTCCGTATTAATTAGAGCAATCATGAAATCGCAAGTGGCGGCGACGCCGAAACTTTCTGCAATATCACCCATACCAGCATCAGAATCAGACGCTCCAGATCTCGTAAATTGTGATGCGGATACGATCGGAAGATTAGCTTCTACAGCAAGACCACGAACTTCTTCAGCAATAGACTTAACCAACATATAAGAATTTACTTGACCGTTATTCTTAATTCTTGAAGAAGCACAAATATTCAAATAATCAATATAGATAATATCTGGAATAAACTTCTTCTTTAGAGCAAGTTCATGTAGAAGATATCTGAAGTGTGATACGTTGGCTGAACCAGTTGGATATTCCTTGATAACCAACTTGCCTGGTGTTCGACTTTCTAACTTATTAATTAGTGATAAGAATTGTTTCTTAGAAATTTGTTTTAGAGTATCTAAGGTAATATCCAATAGATTCGCATCAATTCTCTCGGCGATTCTTTCTTCAGCCATTTCACATGTAATATACAAAACATTCTTACCATCAAGAACATTAGAAGCTGCCATATGACACATCGCCAAAGTTTTTCCAGCATTAACACCACCAAGAATTAAGTTTAGCGTTTTTCTCGGAATTCCTCCACCAGTAATAAGATTTAAATTCTGGATATCAAAACGAATTCTCTCTTCTTTCTTATGATAAAATTCAAATCTTGTTTCTGCATCAGAAACAAAATCATGACCAACTGATGGATCGAATGTAATTGCAAGAGCTTCTTTAAGAATTTCAGGAATAGAACCTTTATCTCTAGTATCTTTTTCATCAGATATAATCTTAATAGAATCTAAGATTGCATTATGCAATGATTTTTCTTTACAAAATGTTTCAGTCTGTTTGATCAAGAATTTTAAATCAGTTTGCTCATTCTTCGTCCAAGAATCTAATAGATTAGATATTACTTCTGAGTCTTCAATTTTAATCTTCTTAGATTCAGAAGTCATAATCTTAATAGCTTCTACGGAAGCTTGTTTATTATATTCTGTGACAAATGAATTAATGAATTTAAATATACTTCTATCATTATGATCTGAAAAATATTCAGACTTTAGAAAGGGTAATACTGATCTAGTATATTCTTCGTTATGTAAGAGATTCTTTAAAACCAAATGTTCAATTTTCATAATTAGTTTTCTCCTGTGATAACGACCAAGAATTAGAGTCTGAACCTGAGCCTGAAGAAGATAAATTTGCAGACCAAGATTCTGATTTGGGTATCTCTCCGGACCAAGACCAGGATCCCGATCTGCGTGAATTTCCAATTCCACTCCATGATCCAGAAAATAAACGAGTCCAATATATATATTCTGATTTCTTTCTTAATTTGTGAATCATAAATTGGATGTCCCGGATTTAGAACCATGTCGATATCTACTGTCGGTAATCCATGATAGATAATGATTAGATTGGCCAGACTTAGAAGATAAGAAGATACTCGAAGAGGTTCCGCAACTATGGAGACCGGAGAAGAACCTCTTCTTGGAATTAAATCTCAATCTAATAGATTTTCTTTTTGTTGTTAACATATTTCCATTTATCTTGAATAATCTAGAATAATTAATTTCCAGACCAAGACCCAGACCAAGACCCAGACCAAGACCCAGACCAAGACCCAGACCAAGACCCAGACCAAGACCCAGACCAAGACCCAGACCAAGACCCAGACCAAGACCAAGACCCAGACCTAGACCAAGACCCAGACCAAGACCCAGACCCAGTCCCAGACCAAATAATTCTTTTGTAAATTGATTTCTTTACCATATTACAATTATAACTTATTTTGTAATATTAGTCAACTGGGAATCATTTGCATGCAAAATAGCATATTCTAATATCTTCTTAATTAATTTCTTGACAATTTGAATCAGAGTTTTATCATTACTGGATACATTATTGGGAGAGTACACAACTGTCATATCAAACGTCAATATAGAAGAATCTTCTTCTTCACAAGTTATATCTGTTATTTCTATAATAGTTTCTTTATGTTTTCCTTCATCTAATCTTAATAATATCTTTTCGTTATTGTTGTGTTCTGTAATAAAGAACGATGCTTTCATATCTAAAAATGGTACTATCTTATATGATTCTTCTTTTTGTTTAGTATTTTTCATTTATATCTCCAAAAGAAAGAGGACTTAGTCCTCTTCTGCATATTCTTCCGTTGTTTCATCTTCTACAATCTTATTAGATAACTTAAATTTATAGATAACATAATCTTGAAAAGTTTTATCTTGCATAATAGATTCCCAAAAATCTTCAGTATTTGTGGCATCTAATCGATAATTCTTATCTTCTCCTACTTTTTGGTACCATCCATTTTTTGGTTTGATTACATGTCCCGATTCCAAAGCGAGATCCATCAATCCAGAATATTTACTAATTCCGTCATTGAATTTAACTTGAAATGTTAATTTACTCTTCTCTTTTACGAATCTAGATTTCTCAATGTTGATAGTAAAATTATAACCCACTAGATCAGTACCATCTTTTTCTTGTGTGCGTGTTACAATAAAAATCTGATTTGCAGAATATGTCACTGATGTACCACCACCAACGACGGCTTTAGAGTAGAGCTCCATTGTAGCATAAACGTGATTTATTACAAGACAAGGAATATCTTTCATAGTAAGATGGGGAGTAATGATTCTCAACAATGATCGAATCGATTTTGCTCTGGTCATATCTGCAACTGATTTTTCATCAACAGCATCATCTACTTCTTTCTTAGAAGAAAGTGATCCCAATGAATCAATCATGACGAATACTTTATCACCACGTTGTATTTCATTCAATCGTTTGACTATATCAAATTTAAGTTGTTCGATATGTTCGATTGGAATATGAATGATTCTAGAAGCGTCGATTCCATACATCTCAAGATATTCTGGTGTAATACCAAACTCAGAATCATAGAGAAGTGCTACGGAATCTTCATACTTATCAAAGTAAGCCTTCATACAATAAAGAGAAAGAAGTGTCTTGTATGACTTTGATTGTCCGGCAACTACAGTTAAACCTGGAACTAGACCACCATTCAGATCTCCAGAAAATGCAATATTTAAGATAGGAAGTTCGGTGCTAATGCAATCTTTAATATTGAAGAACGATGATTCGGATAAGATCTCTGCGTTTTTTACAGATCCTGCTTTTTGTAATTTGTCTAATAGTTTACTCATTTGTTTCCTTTTGCTGTTTGATACAGGAGCTACCTGTGTTTAATATTTAGTCGAAAAACGAATCAAGAGTTGATTTGTTTTCTAATGACCAAGAAATTGCATCTAAAATAGTAGAAATAGGTTCTATAAAAGTCTTTTGAAATTGTAAATTGTAATCTATAAATTCATGTAAGTTAAGTTCCGGAGGAAGAATTGAATTGAAAGAAATTATATTCTCTCGAATCATATTCGGTTCTTTAAGATACAAGAATTTAATCTTTTCTCCTTCGTGGATCTCAGTATACTTCTTTAGAAGATCATTCTTTTTCAAGAGATTGTTGTAAACAAGTGAACCTCTTACATGTATTGGAGTTCCTTTTGTATAGATAGAAATATTAGATGAATATGTTTTTAGATTATTAACACCTCTGGGAAATGCAATATCTTCTGGAGAAAGCGAAAGAAATTCTTTTTTTACATTATCAATATATTCACGCAAATCAGACTCATTCGATTTCATGATAATTTTAATTGCTTCTTTAATTTTACCACGACAAAATTTTGGAGTTGAAGATTTAACAGCTTCAATACCCATGATTTTCATTTTTGGTTCTGAATATCTTACTCCTTCTGAATCATAAACATTTAACATATATCTTTTCTTTGCCGTCCAAATACCACGATCGGCAATCGATTCTCTCTTCATAATCATTTTCTGAGAGTATGAATTTAGATAATCAGCTAGATCTTCATAAGAATCATTAATTATTTTCTGAAGTTGTTCTTTGCATATTTTATCTAGAAGATCAACTGTCTGTTCGTTAGTCTTATTGGGAAAGAATTTGTTTACTAGATCTTCAAGATCTAAATATGCCGAGTCCGTATCTATTGCGATAACATAATCTTTATTCGTTTTTAATATATTTCTTAGATATCCATTCAATCTATTAGAAACCCAACGAATAGCCAATTGGCCAGATACAGTAATTGATTCTGCAATTCTCTTATCTGAGAATCTAAAATATCTATTGGCAATTGCACCATAAGCTGAATTCAATGCAATCTTCTTAGCCATCTGCAGATTCTTATACTTTGAGATATCATTCAGAATTTGCTTAGTATCTTCACCAGTCTTATTTGCGGATTCTAAATCTTTTTCCGCTTGAATCATTTTTGACTTATAAATCTTACGTTGTTCGAACATCCAGGACATGAGCTGTGTCAAAAATCCATCCTTATCTCTACGATACAATTGTCCTGTCGCAGACATTGAGAAATTATTTTTCTTTAAATCTGATAGATCTATCTCCTTAGATAACAATTTATCTACAGAAATACCAGGAATAATCTTATCTATAATTGTGTCCGGAGAAAAATTCCCACCCATAATAAGATGAGGGTACAGCGATTGTAAATCGAAAGAAACTACCCAATTATAGAATCCAGGTCTGGGTTCTTTTACATAAGCTCCTTCAATTTCTTCTTTAATTGATTCTTGTCTTTCAGGAATAACATAACCTCTTGAAAGTAGATGATTGTAAATAATAACATCCCACATTCTAATTTGAGAGAATACGTCATCGAAATTGACTTTTGCGTCATAAGCCATAGTCATAGCCAACTCGATTAATTTCATCTTATTTTCAAGAGAAACAACTAGATCCACATCTTTCGCATTGTATTCGAGAAATTTGTTATAATCTTCTTTATAAAGAAGGTGAAGAGAACCATACTCAGAATAATCTAATTTATTTTCACCAAGTTCAACAGAAGCAATATAATCTAATTTATAAGATTCCTGAGCAGAGTAAGTGAATTTCTTATAGAGATCTATATAATCAAGAACAGAGATACCGAACATATCATATGTCTGGACTTTCTTACCCATAATTTCAATAGTCTCTTCACGTAAGATTTTCCATGGCGAAAGATTCTTTGCCTTGGCTTCACCAAATACACGTGTAATTCTATTGATTAGATAGGGAATATCGAAGAATTTAACGTGCCATCCCGAAACAACATCAGGATAATTCGATTTCCAAACCTTCAAGAATTTCTCTAGTAATATCTCTTCAGATTCACAAGGAATATATATCGCATCGGCCAAATTTCCTGTGAAATGATCAAATCCCAATACAATCTTTTTCTCTAGATTAGAAAATTTAATTGTAATGGCATTAATTTCTTCAATGGCATTTGAAATAGAAGGAAATCCATTCTCACAAGTACATTCGATATCTATATATGCAACCACAATATCTTCGGTTTTCCATTGTATATCACTGTTAGTGTTTTGTGATATCCATTGATATTGTGGTTGTATATTACCATATACTGAGAAATTACCAACATCCTTATTGCGTGCGATAAATTCTCTTGTTTCTTTTACATTCCCAGCATCAAATTCAATAACAGGATATTCATCTAAGTTCTTAAATTCCGATACTGTATTTGGTGAAGAGGCAGGAATCCAGATTCTAGGATGAAAATCATTTATCCTATCTTGTTCTCGCTTCCTGTCCTCAACATAACGAACATATAAAGTATTTCCCCAAGATTGAACATTAGTATAATATTTCATATTACTAATTATACTATATTATTTGTTATTTGTCAAGTAATTTGTATCTTAGATGAGAAGTCATTTACTTTTGCAAGCAGAGACGCACCATATCCGGAATCTAGATTAAGTCCTCTGCCACCAATTACTTGTGTTACTGCTCTATCTGCATCGGCTTGATTTGTGAATTGTATTTTTCCAGATAATCCAACCAATACAAATTTAACAGAAATAATTGCAGAAATATTTCTATCAGTTACCAACAGATCTGGATCTTGGATAATATTGAATCCACATAGATCACCATACGTTTTATAATTTGATCTACCAGTTAATTGGATGTATCCTCTCCCACGATAAGTCCAACCATCTCCTGGATTAACATTACCCATTCCCCTACCAATAACATTGGTATTTCCATAAATCAATTCAGCAAATTCTTGTGGATTGCATTTTATTCTTGACAATTCTGAATCTGACAATCGATAAACCCTAGAACCAAATATAGATTTGATTCTAGAATTATCTGTTTTACAATAATTTAGATTTTCTTCTTTTGGGATTAAACCACACTCTTTATATGCATTGGATATTATCGCTTTTTTTAAAAAATCACATTTAATACCGCAAGCTACACATGCATCTAATATTGGTTGTATAAGTTGTTTATCCATATCTATGTCCAAAGAAATCGTCTAATCTTAATAAGACGAATTAGCATTTGTTCGTCTTCTTTATCATATTTAGCTTCAATCTTTGTGACTGTTTTAAACACTTGTCTTTCTTGTTTGGTTGATCGTTTTAAAGTATAATATGTTTCTCCATCACGCTGGACTTCAACAATATCATCTCTAAGAGTTTTGCCTTTAAATACTTCATAATAATTAGCTTCAACATATGGATCTGGTCTATTTGGTCGTGTTTCTTTCCACCAAGTATAAAGATCTAGAACTTCTTTTGCTGCTTTAGCTTGATGCACTAATTCAGTTTGATTAATCTCCCAATTCAAATAAGCGATACCATCTTCTGGAGAACGAAATCTTCGAAATTTCTTGTCGAACCAAGATAATTTTGAATATTTAGATCTATCAGTCCATGTATTCATCCATGCTTTTTCGATCTCAACGAAATCAACAAGAAGATTAAAATTAACATGTAACATACGAGTGTCGGTGTCATAATAACCTGGCTCCATCCCAGTATTTACGATATGATATCTTCTACATGTTCTGAAACGAACCCAATCCAATACCAGAATATACTTATCTTTAAGCATATAAAGAATATCTTCAATCTGTTCTTTCCAATAGTTTTTGTATTTCATCATGAATTCCTTCTTGTGGTTTTTTTTGTTTTCAATGACTTGTTGCAAGTCATTCATTTTAATTGGCGATACTCAGCAGCAGTAAGCTTTTCCATACATTCAGTATACCGTATCCTTCGTCTGAATCAAAGTTTTTTCAGAACTATATTCTCTTTATTTTCAATAACTTACGGTAAATCGTTGATTCTAAACGAGATATTCTTCCGAAGAATATTCTCTTTGTTTTCAATGACTTGTTGCAAGTCATTCATTTTAAACGGAATATAATTTACAAAAAACTTTGATTCGGATCTCCAATAAGGTATAATGGTTATATGAAGAAGAGAGAAACCGCTAAAGAAAAACGTGAACGATTGGCTCTTGAAGAGCAAATTCGAAATGATAATGAATGGCTTGAATTGAAGAATCAGTATCCAACCATCCTTTTGGATTTCGTGTTCGTCTTCTCGAAGCTTCCTAATTACGAAGTAAACAAGCACGAAGCAGTATATTCCTTCACTGATCTTGTATATAATCCTCAATTCTTTCTTCCGATTGTCTTACCGAATGATTATGATTTTGATGTGATCTTCGAAATCCAAAGAATGAATGATTATCTCGAAGAAATTCGCCTGAAAGAAGAGTACGAGAAAGAGAAGAATCGAAAGATCTATGCTGCTCTTGCTAAGTTAACCAAAGAAGAAAAAGAACTGTTGGGTCTGTAGAATCGACATCGTCTTCGGAGAAAGAAATGAAACAAACAATTAATATTAAATATCGTGTTGATTTAATCGAATCTGAACGTGGCTGGGGCCAAACATTATTTTTGACCAAATACTTCGAAACACTTGAAGAAGCAAATGCTTACAAGAAATCAGAAAATGCTTTGAACACATCTATTGTGACTCCAGATTATTATATGTATGCGACTGAACCCGTTCGTGTTGCTCTTGATTTGAAAGGGAAAGAAATTTCTATCTAGATATGATCTGGGAATCGATCTTTCTCAAATATTGTGATTATGCAAAAACCAAATTGAATGTATCGGATATTACTATATTTGTAAATGAAGAACAAGAATCATTATTTGAGAAGATCGATTTCTTCGTTGATGGGTGTGCATTTATTGAAGATGATTGGACACTAATAGATTTATACACCGAATCATATGATCGTTACGATTTACTATTATGTGTGTTGATTCACGAAATTGGTCATGTTATCTGTTGGAATAAATATGGTTACGATCATACTGAAGAAGATGCTTGGGATAATGGTAGATCTATCTTAGAACAAAACGAAATTCCGGAATGTTTTGATCTGGTGAAAGTTGAGGCTTTGAGTAGTTATGCTAGAATTGCAAAAATTTCTGAAGACGAATTTTGGCGATAGGCTTCGTCTGTCAAGCGAATATGGTGTGTATTCTAAACAACACAATCAATATCCAAATCTGTACCAATTCACTTATGATCAGATTGAATCTTCGAAGATCAAAGATCATCCGATCGTGCGAGAATCTCGTGGTATTATCCTGGATCGTGATGCCTCTTGGTCGGTAGTTGCTCGTCCTTTCGATCGATTCTTTAATTGGGGCGAGAATGTCACTGAAGTTAACTTTGATTGGTCTTCCTTTGTAGCACAAGAAAAGATTGACGGATCATTAATGATCCTATACAATTATCTTGGTAAATGGAATGTTGCCACCAAAGGTTCTCCTGATGCGAATGGTACTATCGGTGATAATTCGTTCACATTCGCTGAGTTATTCTGGGAAACCTTCAAACAACAAATGTATTCTGTTTCTGATCTAGATCCTAGAAATACATATATGTTTGAATTGACTTCAAAGTATAATCGTGTAGTTACTTCTCAGTTGAATAACGAAGGCAAGTTAACTCTAATTGGTGTTCGTGATAATAATACTGGTCAAGAGTTTCCAGTTTCTTTGTACAAAGATATCTTCGATGTGGTTCGATCATATGATATGAATACTATCGATGAGATCTTAATTGCAGCAAAAGAACTCGATCCTTCTAAACAAGAAGGCTTCGTTCTAGTTGATAAGAACTATAATAGAATCAAAGTTAAGTCAGAGAAGTATGTTTTGATTCATCATCTAAAGGATTCGATTGATGACGAACGGATTGTAGAGTTGATTAGAACTGGAGAAGATTCGGAAGTCTTCGCTTACTTTCCTGACATCAAGAATCGTTATGATGAAATTAAGAAGGGTGTCGATGTGTTTATTGG